CTTAGCAGTCTTTGCAGCGTCTCTGAAGTCTTTTGCCGACGGAGCGCCTTTAGTGCCGGGCTTACGCATCTTCTCGCCAGAACCAGCCTTGATTCTACGGCGTTTAGCGGCGATGTTGGCATACAAGCCGGGTTTAGTAGCCACGCTTAGCACCCATCTTCTTAGCTGGCTTAGAAGCCATCTTAGTACCTGTCTTCTGAGCGTACTGCTTAGCTTCTTTCTTACCTTTAGCGGTGTAGGGAAACTTCTTGTCTTTTACCATTGGCATATTACTTTCCTTTCTTCTTGGGTTTAACTTTAGCAGTCTGTAAAGCGATTGCTACGGCTTGCTTCTGTGGACGACCTTCTTTAACCAGCTTAGAGATATTCTTGCTGATTGTCTTCTGTGATTTACCTTTAGCGAGTGGCATTACTACTCCTTATAGATATTGTTGTACTGTGCTGCGTTGTTCTAACTCGACAGTGATAATACAAGTGGTTGTCGAGCCTGTCTCTGACTGAACTCTGATCTCATCGCCTTCATCTAAGATTACTTCTGCTCCATCGAACTTTAAGAAGTTCTTAGCAGTCAGTGAGTATTCAAACACTACTTCAATCTCTGTATTTTCGCTAGAATCGTACCACCAGCAAGTAAACCACTTAGCAGCAGTGCTGTGATTAGCTGCAAAGAGTAAACTCCAACGAGCAATATTCCTTGTCGGTACAGTAAACATAACAGTCTTAGTATTAGCTACTAAGTCTTTTCCTACGGAATGTGGTCGTCCCATGTTATTTCTTAAACACCAAGTCAGCTAACCAAGTTACAAAACCACCAAATACTGAGGCAGCTCCCATGATAGCCCACAAAGATCCTTTAGATCTCTCAGCCATTGCTACGAGTTTCTTGATGTCGTACTCCATCGTACTTACTTTAGATTCTAAGTTCTCTACTGCTTGTACGAGTTTACCGTATTCTACTGGATCGATGTCAGCCATGATGTTTTATTATTAAAATAGGGTTGATACAAATTGTTTAGTTTGTTTAATATGATAGTATATATTGGCTAAATTTAAATTTCATCATTTTTTATGTTTTTGCAGTATTTCCTGCCTTAACCCAAGCCAAATATTCTCTGTAATCGTTATTTCTTTCATCAAATGGTATACAAGCACCATCATTTAATCGAATAACGCTAATAATCTTACCGCCAGCAAAGGGATCGGGAGATCCTAGTTTGTAATCAAGATTTTCAAAAGAAGGTAAAAAGTCCATGTTATAGCTCCGCACCAAAAGCAATGTAACCTGAAGTTGGAATATACAATACGCAAGCCTGTCCTGCTGTCATACCGTTCACATTAACCCAACAAGCCCCTGATGTTGTGGAACTTCTATTGGTGTTTAAAGTAAATGTAACAGTTTGTGTTGCGGCTGAGAAAAAACTTACTCCACTAAATGCTATTGTTGGAGCGGCTCGCATAGTTACTGGGTATTGACCAAAACTAATAGATGCTTGAGCATTTCCACCAGCATCACATTGCCCATTCCAAGTGGTTACACTACTACCAAAAGAACCACCTGAACCAATAGCAAGGTAATAGCGTTGGCATCTAGCCAGTTCGGTTTGAATAGATTTAACATCATAAGAAGTGGCTACTGGTCCAAGCTCACATTGGACTTGAGCAACACTAATAGTATTATTTCCACCTGCCGCATAAATAACAATATTAATAGCACTATCTTCGTTTGTTCCTATTGTTTTTCCACTAATTGAATTAACCGTAAATGTTGCTGTATATCTAGTCCATGTAGTAGTGGCAGTAAAATTAACTCCAGCAGGATAAACACCAGCACTAGGACTGCCTCCAGTACCAAATTCTTGCTGATAAGCAAATCCCATAGCAAGTGTTCCTGAAGCCACCTTGACCCAAGCAGAAATGGTTATCTGTTGACCAGCCAAAGTTCTTACATTTTCAATTCTCTGACGAATGTAATTGCTTGGGGTTGTAATGCTTGTAAATGCCCAATTTAAGAAATAAGTTGGGTTATTTGGTACTTCTGTTTGCCCAGTTGTAAATGTTTGTCTTGAAAATGTAACTGCACTTCCGTTTGTACCGTCATTAATGTATTGCCAACGGTCAGGAAGAATATTAGAACCAGTTGTAGTGCTAACCACACGACCAGCTTGCCAAATGTCAAAGTTGCCATTGTCTAAGTAATTCTTTTGACCAGTAGCATTACCTGTTCCAATCGTATTGATACCACCAACGACAATGCCACCGCCTTGTACAGATAAATTATTGCTTCCTGATGGGCTTGTTGTTGTTCCTACCAACAAATTGCCTGAAGCATCAAATCTACCTCTTTCGGCATTATTTGTACCAAACTTTAAATAACTGTTGTTTCTGTTCCAAAAGAATCCTCCGCCGCCATTGGCAGCAGTGTCCATACCAATAATTACATCGTTGCTTTGAGATGGCGATGCAACATTGTTAGACCAAAAAGAAATGGATGCTTCGTTAGTGTTATTTTGATTGATACCAGTTAAAGCAGTTCCAGCAGTACCAACACTCAATTTAAGACCAGTATTGGAATAAGTAAATGCCGCAGAATCCGTTAAGTTACCGCCCGTGCCTGCATAAGTTACACGCCCTGCGGTTAGAGATGAATCTGTAATATCGTTTGCAGTTAAGGTAGTGCCGTTAAATGTCAGATTTGCACTAGATTGAAAAGCACTTGTACCGTTTCCATAAGGAATACGGTTTGCTGTCAAACTCGTAAGACCAGTTCCACCATTAGCAACTGCTACTGTGCCAGTCACATTCGATGCTGTGCCTGTGGTGTTTTGGTTTAAGGTTGGTACATCTGCCGCTTGTATGGCAGACATAGATACATTAGTTCCGTTCCCTCTTAAATATTGTCCCGATGTAACTGCTCCAGCAATAGCATTTAATGCTGCTTGTTGAGTTGTTTGCCCTGTACCGCCGTTAGCAATGGGTAAAGTACCACTAATATCAGCAGTGCTAATATCTAAAGCATCCCATGAAGTATTTGTACCATCAGTCTTAAGATATTTACCTGCATTACCAGTCTGCGAAGGAGTGTATGTTGCAGCTAAAGCAGCAGAGGCTGCAGCATTAGTCGCTGAAGTAGCTGCTGAGGTAGCACTATTGGCAGCATTAGTAGCAGAGGTTGCTGCAGCACTGGCTGAGTTACTTGCATTTGTGGCGGATGTTGAAGCAGCACTAGCAGAATTTGCTGCATTAGTAGCTGAAGTAGAAGCGTTACTTGCTGAAGTTGATGCGGCAGAAGCACTCGATGCAGCGTTAGAAGCCGAAGTACTAGCAGCAGAAGCTGACGATGCAGCATTGCTGGCAGATGTTGAAGCAGCACTTGCACTGGCAGCAGCGTTAGTCTCTGCAGTCTCTGCATTGGTTTTTGCGGTCTGTGCTGCGGTAGCACTATTTGCTGCATTAGTAGCTGAAGTAGAAGCAGCGGATGCTGAATTCGAAGCGTTAGTCGCCGAAGTAGTCGCAGCAGTAGCAGAATTACTCGCATTTGTTGCTGAAGTTGCTGCATTAGAAGCTGATGTTGCAGCAGCGCTGGCGGAAGAAGCAGCATTGGTTTCTGCTGTTTCTGCATTGTTTTCAGAAGTTAATGCAGCAGAAGCCGAGTTTGCAGCATTGGTAGCCGATGTCGCAGCATTGCTTGCAGAAGTACTTGCTGCAGAAGCAGATGATGCTGCGTTGGAAGCCGATGTAGCAGCATTGGTAGCAGCGGTTTCTGCATTCGTCTCTGCAGTCTCTGCGTTTGTCTCTGCAGTCTCTGCGTTGGTTTCTGCTAATTCTGCTGCAGCCTGAGCAGCCTCAGCAGCTACCTGTGCAGCAACTGCAGCGTCTTTGACTTGTAGTGCTAATAAGACTTCACTGGCTGCATCTTGAGTAGCATCACCTGATCCTCCCGGACCACGATAAATTGCCATATATTTATCTCCTTGACTTGTTTAAATACACTCAGCGAATGCACTTAAACAAGACCCCGCCGAAGCGGGACCTTGAAGCCTAATTAGGCATTTACTGCGAGAACAAAGCCAGTCTCAGGGCGTACAGTTTTGATACCAAACAAAGTATCTGCTGTATAGAGAGTGGATAAATATTCCTGTTTATATTGCACTTGTGAGCGAACACCTAATTGCTCAGCAAGAACCATCGTATCACGATGAGCCAAGATTGCAGCTTTGATTGCGTCGCCAGCGGTATTCTCAGCGGCGGTCTCAATCGTAGGAGCGTTGCTCGTTACGAAAATGTCGATACCGTAGAGCGTACCGATTTGACCGTTCTGAACACCACGACCATCAACGAAATCAGAGCTGTTGTAACGATCGATACCCATGATTGCTTGACGCAACGAAGGAGGAATCGCAAAGAAGCGACCGTCCATTGGAGCATCAGCGTCGTCCATGAGCTTGATCAAAGCACGGAAGCCAGCGTCGGTGAAGACATCAGCGGTCTGTACAGTGTCAACAGCGTAAGCGGTTAAGCCAGTGGAGCTGTCGATAAAGTAGGAATTGCTGTGTACCCAGTCAGAGCCAGAACCGTTGTCATCGCCAAAGGTCTTACCTAAAGCAAACAACTCGTCGTCGACTTTCTTAGCCAAAGCGTAACCAGCGTCATCCGTGTAGAAACGACGGAGTGATGCCAATGCTTGAGTTTCGACGATGTCTTCGATGAAGCGTGAATACTCGAAGTGCTTGTCGATCGAGACTAATACTTCGGTCTCGGTGTCAGCTTGGATGGTTACAGTGGTGTTTGCAGCCTTAGCGGTTGCAGTGCCACGGGTTGGTTTTGGAATATGAAGAGTATCACCCTTCTTACCACGCATAGACATCTTGTTAACCAAGTTAGCTAATACGAGGTTCTTCTTGTATGCAGCTACTACTTCGTCACTCCAAATCTCTGGAATAAACTTGTCTGCATTTGTTTTGTTGACGATAAAACTACTACCGCCGGGATATGCTGCTGTTGCCATTTTATAAATCTCCTAGTTATTAAGTTACTTTACTCGCCCTTCAGCGTATGCGGCAAGGATTTCATCCTGTAGTGCCATATAACGATCTGGGTCCGTCATTTTCAATTTGATAAGGTCAGCTCTGCGATAAATCTTTCTACTGCTTTCACCAGTGCCTCCGGTATCAACTGCTGCAGCTTTTAATGCAGTTTCTTGAGCTTTAGCTTGTGTTTCTGCTGCTTGGGTCTTCTTCTCATTCGACTGAACGCCTCTAATAGCCTTGTAGGTACTAAGTAGTTCATCAGCCGAGTTAAAGTCAAATTCAGCATCAGCTTTAGTAAACAAATCCACACGAATCGGGCTTGCTTTGACCCACTCATGAAACTCTGCGTTTTGCGCTATGTCCATGAAGTCTGGATGCTTTGACTGCAACTTCTGGGCAGTCTGCATTCTCTTGAGTTCGAGTGCTGCTTGTTTAGCTTCAAGTACTGCTGGGTGCTGCTCTACAGTTCGTGCTACCGCTTGCTTTGGATCAGCGAAGAAATCTTCTTCTTGAACTG